AGATTCTAACTACCGTGGCAATTTTGAGAACAGCTACACATATAAAAAGGGCAATATTGTTGCTCAAGATAATGCATTATGGGCTGCACAAACAAATATCAGCGTAGGTGCAGTAATTCCAAGTGTTACAAATAACTCATGGCTGCAGGTAAGCACTAACATAGACTATTTAGGTTACCTACCAAATTTAACCGCAACTGCATTTTATAATGAAGATGTATTTGATCCTATTGAAAATATATTAGAGTTTAGCAAGAGTTTTGACATCAGTGACGACGCACAAGTATTGATTGTAACATCTACTCAAACACAAACTGATAGTACTACAGATACTAAGCTCGCAATATATCGTGAAATAGATGACAAGTTTGTATTAGACCAAATAATTGAAGCTCCTAGTAACGTAGATGCCTGGGGCGAAAAGGTTAGCCTAAATCCTGCAGGTACACAATTTGCAGTTAGTTCAATGCTTGATGACACTGCTAAAATTAATCAAGGTGTTGTGTATGTTTACACTCAAAATGCAGGAGTGTTTGAATTATCTCAAGTATTAACACCGCCTAATAATGAAGAAAGCGAAGGCTTTGGATTTGGATTAGATTTCGGTGCTGACAACTTAGTTGTAAGTAGTTTAAACGGTGATCAAAAGATTCCGACTACATTTGATGTTAAGGTATATGCAGAAACTGAAGGCACTGCAACTACGTTTGATAACGAGTTTACAAACTTTAGAAATATCAAACTAGACAAGGGTGTTGTTTATGTGTATGAAAATGTAAACAGTATATTAATATACTCAGAGCAGTTCAGTTATCCACTAACACAAACTACATTTGGTGAAAATATATATACAAATGATAACCATGTCTATATTGGAATGCCAGATCAAGTAGACGGCGACACTAAAGGTATCCTAGTTGACTTTAGAAAGAATAAAAATACATTTGCTTGGGGAGTAGCCAGTGAAGGAATCACTCCAGTTGATGTGGATAATATTCGTGGTGCATTCTTGTATAACAAGCGTGAAAATAGAATTGTTTCTTTTATCGATTACATTGATCCTGTGCAAGGTAAAATTGCAGGCCCAGCTGATCAAGAGATTACGTTTAAGACACCGTTTGATCCAGCAGTATACAACACGGGCAATACTTCAGATAGTTCAGTTGATCCTAACAGAGCATGGACAGACAAGCATGTAGGACAAGTGTGGTGGAATATTTCAAGTGCTAAGTTTGATCATGCATATCAAGGTTCAACAACGTTCCAAAAGAATACTTGGAACAAACTAACAATTGGCGCAAGCATTGACGTATTTGAATGGGTTGAAAGCAACTTTATTCCAAGCATTTGGGATAGCATTGCAGATACACCTGACGGGCTTGCTGCTACTATTAGTGGAATAAGTTTATTTGGTGATGCTAGATATTCTACAAAAATTATATACGACGAAGTAAGTAAAACATTTGGTAACAAGTATTACTTCTGGGTAATTAATAAAGTAACTGTTCCTGTAATGGAAAACAGACGTTTAAGTATTAGAAATATTGCAGCACTAATCGAAAACCCAAGAACACAAGGATATCCATTCTTAAGCTTGCTTTCTAGCAATAAGTTTGTACTCAACAACTTTGATATATTTGTTGACAATGATGACTTAGTGTTAAACATTAAATATTCAACTGGTCCTAAAAAAGTACAAAACTTACACAGCCAGTACAAGTTAATATCAGACGGATTGAAAACAAGCAAACCTGATCCTGATATCGAGCGTAAATGGTTTGACAGTTTGATTGGATTTGATGATAACAACAGAACTGTACCAGACTCAACAATAACTGTTAAAAATCGTTATGGTGTACAAAATCGTCCAAGACAAAGTATGTTTGCAAATAGATTCGAAGCACTGAAGCAGACAATTGAAAGAATAAACCTAACACTTACACAAACATTAGTAGTTGACGAGTATGATATTTCATCACTAGGTCAGCAAGATCTTGCACCTACACTAATATCTCAAGAATATGATGTTGCAGTTGATACTTTAGCAGAACTTACCTTTGTTAGTACAAATAAAATTACTCCGGCAATATTAACGCCTATTATTACTAATGGCAGAATTTCTAGAGTTAACATTACAGACGCCGGTAGAGGTTATAAAGTTGCTCCTAGTTTTAAAATTAACAGTGAAGGAACTGGAGCAGAATTTAATGTAATTATTAATAATCTAGGTCAAATTACAACTGTGAACATTACTAATGCAGGTAGCGGATATAATGACGCAACTACAATAACTGTTAGACCGTTTACAGTATTGGTCAATGCTGATAATACTATTCAAGACAAATGGGCATTGTATTCGTGGAGCGAAACAGACACTGCATGGTACAGAAGAAAGTTGCAGAGTTATAATGTAGATTTATATTGGAATTATACAGATTGGTATGCAGCTGGATTTAATCAGTTTACTAATATTAACGACACAATTAAAGGTTCATACCTGCTACCGAGTCTAACTAACAACATAGGCGACGTTGTTAAGATTGAAAACGTTGGCACCGGCGGCTGGCTACTGCTTCAAAAAGTAGATGCGCAAGATAGTGAAGATTATACTGTGAACTATAACACTATTGGCAGACAGAATGGCACAATACAATTTAAAGATACATTATACGACTATTCAAAAAATACTGTAGGTTTTGATAACCGTAGCTTTGATAGTAATTTTTACGACAACAATCCTAGTGTTGAACTGCGTATTATATTAGAAACTATTAGAGATGAAATCTTTATAGGTGACTTAGAAGTCGAATACAATCAGTTGTTTATGTCAGCACTGCGTTATGTAATGTCAGAACAGCAGGCAGTTGATTGGATGTTTAAAACTAGCTTTGTGAAGGCAAAGCACAATAGAGAATCACTAAACCAGCAAGACATAACGTTTAACAATGATAATTTAGCAAGCTACGAAGACTTTGTTGAAGAGTTTAAACCGTATTCAACAAAGATAAGAGAGTTTGTAAGCGAATATACAGCTACTGATCCAACTAATACTAGTATTAGCGACTTTGACTTGCCTCCTGCGTATAATAGCGTTACTAAGACAATTGAGTCAAGTAAAGCTAGAATAGTTGCTGGAGAAATTGTAGGCGAAAATCTCAACACAACTGTGTATCCACGCAAAAACTGGAAAGATAACTTTGGATACAAAGTAACTGAAGTCAAAGTAAGAGACGGCGGCAGCGGCTTTACATTTGAACCAATTGTTACTTTAGTAGGCGGCGGCGGCGCCGGCGCAACTGCTAAAGCATATTTAGGTTATGGCGCAATTACAAGTATTAAAGTTACTAACCCTGGCAACGGATATACTAGTGCTCCTACAGTTGTAGTATCCGGCTCGCAACTAGATACTGGAACACTACCTAAAGCTACAGCAGTGCTAGGCGATGGCGTTGTTAGAACACCTAGCGTTAAAGTTAAGTTTGATAGAACTAGTGGAACATACACATTTAGTACATTAGCAAAAACTGAATCTTTTACTGGCACAGGATTTGAAAATAGATTCTTCCTAGAGTGGCCGATGGATCTTGACACAAAGAAAGTAAGTGTCTATGTAGATAATATACTGCAATTGCGTAGCAAGTATACCTATGAAAACATTGAAAACACAGATAAGAGTTATATTAGAGAGCAAGGCAAAATACTATTTACAACACCGCCTAAGTTAGATGCAGTAATACGTGTAGAATATAATTTGCCTCTAAGTATGCTAAGTGCAGAAGATAGAATTAAATTTGCATATGCTCCTATTGCAGGAATGTACGGCAGTGAACTAGCACAACTAATGACCGGAGTTGATTACGGCGGCGTAGAAGTGCGCAGTTTTGACTTTGACGGACCAGCAGGGTTTGATACCGCACCTTGGTACACAGATGCCTGGGATGAATTTGACAATACATTTGAAGATGAAATCTTTACAGCAGACGGCTCGACAATTGCAGTTCAACTAAGCGCTCCGTTAGAAGATGGTGTTGTATATAATCTTTATAAAAACGGTGTAAGAATTGACGATCCTAATTACTTTTCGTTTATTCCTAACACTAATTTAAATGCTATTACAAACAGTATCTTCGGTGACGGAGTTACTGACATAATTTATGTACAAGACTTGGGTATAAATTTATTAGACGGTGATGTATTTGTTGTGAGAAAAACTACTAGTGACGGTAGTGTAACACCGGATGTTAACAGTTATGACACTGCCCTTAGCGGCGGCGACTTGGCATATACAAGTGCACGTGGTATTGCAGCAGAAGAAATTATAACCGACGGCGACGGATTTGTAACACCTACTACAAGTGCAGGACCTGAAGAACTAGTTCCTGGCCAAGTGCTCGATACATTAGATATCAAAGTGTACACAAGAGACAGCGCAGGACAAGGAGTTGTCAACAGTCAAAGCTATATTATGGATAGCACACTTGTATATAATTTAGGTGTTACTCCAAATAGCAGTAATGCAGTAATTGTAAAAGTAGCAAATGTTATACTTGCAGACACTGATTATACCATTGACTGGGCTGCAAATACTGTAACATTAAATTCAGCAACAATCGGCGCAGAACTTAATATTATAACAGTTGCACAGGGTGCACAAAACTTATTAGATTTTGGAAAATTAATAGGCGACGGTTCTACAACTGCATTTGAAACTACAGTTGATTGGCAAGAAGGCACTAGTGTACATGCAAGCGTAAATGGAGTGCAACAAACTGTTGTTGCATTTGCTTCTACTACAACATCTAAGACTGTGATTAGATTTGAAGAAGTTATTCTAGAAGGTGATGTAATTAACTACACAGTATTTTCAACAGGTGAACAGGTTAACTATAGTCAAATTACTAAAGACACATTTGCTGGCAATGGCACTAACACTGTGTTTACACTTGCAACTGCACCATTGTATGCAATACCAACAGAACACAATGTTCTAGTTAAGGTTGATAATACAATATTAAATGCTGGATACAACATTCAGTACACAATACCAGAAAACAATCAACGTGAATTTGCACTAGAAATATTCCAAATGCCGCAAGGTAGTTTAGATGTTGCTGATGTTAAAGTATTTTTAAATGGCGAAGAAATTACAACTCCTACACAGTGGCGCTTTGAAATCGCAAACAGTAGTATTACACTTGCAGACGAAGTCGGTGTACCAGGCGACTTACTTGAAATGTATGTAATTACAGATGGAGACTACAGAATTGACGGAACTACTGTTACGTTTAACACAGCTCCGGCAAATAATGCAGTTGTAGAAATAATACAATTTACTAATCACAATTTGCTAGGTATTGAACGTATTAATTATGATGTAGTATCTCGTACAACGCTAATACCAGAAGATATTGATTATGTTACATACAACAGATTAACAGTAGGTGAAGTTACTCTACGTAGTCCTGCTGTTGAAGCACAATATGTTTGGGTTAGCGTTAATAATGAACTATTAACTCCTAGTGTAGATTATTATGTAACTGATGATAAGTTAAAAGTTCAGTTAGTCAAACAGCCGAACGCAGATGATATTGTAGACGTCATTCACTTTACTGCTCCTGTTAGTAAGCCTAAGTTTGCATATAGGCAGTTTAAGGACATGCTTAATAGAACACACTTTAAACGTCTTGAAACTGCTGCATCTACACTTGCACAACCGTTAAATTATTATGATTTAAGAATTGAGCTTGTAGATGGGTCTAGCCTAAGTGAACCAAACAAGGGACAGAACTTGCCCGGTGTAATCTTTATTGAAGGCGAGCGTATTGAATACTTTGTAAAAGAAGAAAATACACTACGTCAACTTCGTAGAGGTACATTAGGTACAGGAGTCAAAGATACATATGCAGTAGATACCAAAGTGTTTGATCAAAACATAAGTAAAACTGTTCCTTATAAAGACAGAACTCTAGTGTTTAATGTAACAGCTGACGGCGTAACTGACACATTTGAGATTGGGTATGCAGTAGGATCTGTAGATGAAATTGAAGTGTTTAAAGCAGGCACACGCTTACGCAAAGCGCCGCTAGCTGTGTTTGATGCTACTGTAGCACTTGACAGTCCTGAAGGCGATGCTATTGATGTAGCAGGCTTTACGTTTGATGCTAGCACTAATAAAATAACATTGTCTACAACACCTGCAGAGAATACACGAGTAACAGTTGTAAAGAAAATTGGCCAAGCGTGGACAACAGACGGTGTAACATTAGGCGATACAGAAAATTCGATTGCAAAATTCTTACGTGCAGCTACAACTGAGCTACCTGAATAAATACAGTATAGGAAAATTAAATGAGCAACAATATGCAAGATACAAATGGAGTACTGGTTCAAGGACATATTAAAATATATGATCCTGAATCGCAAAAAGTATATATCGATAAACGCAATGCTATTCACTATGAAAATATGAGTATAGCAATGGCTGAAAGTTTAGCGAACGCTGGACAAGGATTTATATATGAAATGAGTTTTGGAAACGGTGGCACAAGCGTTGATCCGACAGGTATTATTACATACCTAACACCTAACAGTACAGGAACAAATGCAAGTCTATACAACCAAACCTATACTAAGGTTGTTGATGACAGAAGTGTAAACAACACTGATCCAGTACGCAACAAACTAGAAACTAGGCATGTTAGCGGCACAAATTATACTGATATTGTTGTAAGTTGTTTGCTAGATTACGGTGAACCTAACGGCCAGGATGCATTTGATACTGCAAGTGCAACAGATAGTCCTTATGTATTTGATGAATTGGGACTGCGCAGTTACAGCCCAGACGGTGCAGGTAAGTTAATTACACACGTTATTTTCCACCCAGTACAAAAGTCACTTAATAGATTAATACAAATTGATTACACAGTGCGTGTACAAAGTTTAGCAGGATAAGGAGTAAATTATGCCATATACAATAAGTTACACTGACACTGTTAACAAAGGTGTTATTACAGTTGAAGATAATACTCTTAACAGCGAAACAAGTTTAAATTTTCCAGGCCGCGGAACAACAGCATACGGTCAGTCAGTAAATGAGAATTTTCTACATCTATTAGAAAACTTTGCAAACACAACAGCACCAGCCCGTCCAGTTGAAGGACAACTTTGGTATGATAGCACAGCTGGTGTTGATCAACTTAAAGTCTATGACGGAACTAATTGGGTTGCAAGCGGCGGACTTAAAAAAGCCAGCGCAGCCCCAGCAGTTGCAAACTCTAGTGCAGGCGACTTGTGGGTTAACACAGAAAGTCAACAGCTATATCTGTTTACAGGCAGCGCATGGGTACTAGTTGGCCCAGACTTTAGTGACGGATTATTAACTGGAGCACAAGCAGAAGCACTTGTGGGTACAGACGATGTAACATATAATGTTCTTACTATTAAAGTAGAAGACCAGCCGGTAATTATTATTAGCAGTCAAAGTTTTATTCCTAAAACATCAATTAAAGGATTTAGAACAGGCATTAACCCTGGTATGAATATTGCTAATGAAGCAATTATAGGTACACAGCCTTTAAAATATTACGGTACTGCTGAAAAGGCAGAAGCACTAGTAGTCGGCGGCGTAACTATTGCAGCAAGCAACTTCTTAAAAGGAAATGCAGCAAGCACAACTGACTTTCAACTAAGTGTTAAAAGTAATGATGGTATTAAAATCGGTACAGGAGGCCAGCTAAGTCTAGGCATCAACGGTGAAACAGGGGTTATACAACATAACACCAGTGGATCGAGTATTGATATTAAAATGCGTAACGGCAATCTAACTCCTACTGTTATGAGTATTAACAGTGACGGCAATGTTGGATTTAATAACAGTGCTCCAGAAGAATCAGTTGACGTTAACGGTAATATTAAGATATCGCCTAAAGCAGGTGAAGCTGAAACTGGAATATTAAAACTTACTAGTGTTGAAAACGCTACATCAATTGGCACAGGTAGTATTATTACAACCGGAGGTATTGGAATTGCTCTTAATGCATATATTGGCGGAGATGTCGATGTAGGCGGTATATTACAAACAGGTAATATTGTTCCTGATAGTCCTAGTGCAAGAAATATTGGTACTACAAACAATAAATTTGATCAAATATATGCTACTACATTCTTTGGAAATATTCAAGGTAATGTAAGCGGCACAGTTAGCGGTAGAGCTGGCAGCGCAGATAGACTAGCGAGTGCTACTACTTTTGCGCTTAGTGGAGATGTTAATCCTGTAAGTTTTGAGTTCGACGGACAAACAGGCGGCAGCACAAAAACATTTCCAGTAAGTATTGCTAATAGTTTTATTAGTAACAAAACTGTTACTTACGATGCAGGCAATGCAGACGAATTATTGTTAAATGTAACTACGGGAACAACTGGTGTTTATAGAATTACAAAACGTAACTTCTTAAAAACAATTCCACTAGTACCGGCAGGAGCAATGATGCCGTTTGGTGGAGAAGAAGCACCTGCTGGTTGGTTACTTTGTGATGGTTCTGAAATTAGAAAGACAGATTATAACGAATTATGGATTGCTATACAACACAACTTTAAAGATGCTAGTTTAGTTAGCGACAACGGCGTTAGTTTTTTTACACTGCCTGACTTTAGAGGCAGATTTGCACTAGGTCTTGACAACATGGGAGGACCAAGCGCCAACCGTGTTACTGACATTGCAGCGGACGCAATTGGTGGCAACGCTGGATCAGAGACAAACGCAATTGCAACTAACAATTTACCAGAACATGAGCATGATTTAGAAGGCGCCAGTGGCACACAGTTTTACGGAATTAGAGTTGGCGCAGGCGAACCTGTTGATGACAATGCAATAACACTTCCGATTGAACCAGGGCTTGGCGGAACGCAAGGTATTGCGTCAAGTGGCGGCGTCAAAACAGAAACTACGTTAGGCACACCACTAAATGTTATGAATCCTTTCTTAGCAGTTAACTACATTATCTATACTGGAGCGTAACATGAGTTATCAACTAAACAAAACCGACGGCACACTGCTAACAGACCTAATCGACGGACAGATTGACACTGCTAGTACTAACTTAGTATTAGTTGGCAGGAACTATTCGGGATATGGTGAATTTTTTAACGAAAACTTTATTAAATTACTTGAAAATTTTAGTAATACTGCTGCACCTAGTAATCCATTAACTGGACAAACATGGTGGGATAGTGCAGATCAACGTTTAAAGGTATATGATGGCGCAGTTTGGAAGTCAAGCGGCGGCCCAATTGTACAAAATACTAGACCGCAAATGGTAGCGGGTGATTTGTGGATTGACAATTTAAACAATCAAGTATATGCGTTTGACGGCACTGATTTGATGTTAATGGGCCCACAATATACTGCCACTCAAGGTAAAAGTGGATTTGAAATTGGCAGCATACTTGACTCACAAAGCAGATCTCGCACTGTTGCGTATTTGTATGTAGGCGGAATTTTATCAGCAGTAATTAGTAATATTGAATTTACTCCACAGTATGCACAGCGCATCCTAGGCTTAGTTACAGTAGCTAATCCAACCGGAATAATTCGTGTAGGTTTTAACGTAATAGATACAGGTAATTTTAAATTTAGAGGTACTGCTGATAGTGCGAACGCCCTTGTAACAGCCGGCGGCGTTGTTAGAGCTGCTGACAGTTTCCTTCCATCAACTGCAAATGGTATCACTACAGGTACACTAACAATTCAAAACTCTGGTGGTTTAACAATTGGTCTATCACAGAACAACGTACAAAAAGTTGTTGGACCACGTTTTTATATCGAAAATCAACTTACTGATCACGATTTAAGTCTGCGTGTTAAATCAACAGCATTTGGAGCAATTTCGGTAGATGCAATATATGTTGATGCAAGTGCAGCACGAGTAGGTATCTTTACAACCAATAGACTTCCTGAATATACATTAGATGTCGAAGGCGATCTAAGAGTTACTGGTGATTTAATTGTAGAAGGCGACAGAGTTGCACTTGATGTGCAGACTTTAAGAGTCGAAGATAAAATAATTGAAATCGGCGTACTAAATGATAGCACAGAGCTTACAAATGCACAAGCTGATTCAAGTGGTATTAGTGTCAATAGTAGCCAAGGTAGTAAAGATATACTTTGGAAGAATGCTACAAATGCGTTTACTTCAAACGTAAACTTTGACTTATTAAATACTAACTCTGCATTTAAAATTGGCGGAGTTAACAAGCTTACAAATGACACACTAGTAAATGTAACTAAAGCATTAGATTTAGATAGAATCGGTACTCTAACACAGTTACAAGTAGATGAAATTGCAATTGATGGTAAGACTATAACTTCGACAAATGATATAGCAATAACATCAAATAATGGTATTGCTATAACAGCTTCCGGTGACATTAATGTTACAGATAATCAAAAAATTACAGGAGTTGCTAAGGCAGTTAGTGCTAGAAAAGCAGCAGAACTTGCAACAACAGAATCTACAGACAACACAGTTGCTACTAAAATTTATGTAGACGAAGAAATTATAACAGAAACAATAGTGTTTAGCATGGACGTTACTGGATTAGGTACCGGAGCAACATTAGAGAGTGCAGTTTCGAATTATTTAAACGACATGTATCCTGCTGTTACACTTAATACTAACAAAATTGCACGCATACATACAACTTCGTATGCAGGAGCAACAGTCGAAGGAGTTGATGTTGAAAGTGCAAAAGTTGTAAGTTACATATCAGTTGATTCAAACGGAACACAAAATGAATCAGTAGTACAAGACGTAGTTTTTGCTGCTGAAGGAGCCAGTGGTACTGTTGTGTTAACACCTGCAAGGGCACTAATGACATATAAATCAAGCGGCATAGGCTGGACACACCAATCAACTGTTGCATACTAAGAAAACGATAAATAATATAATAGCACTAGGGGTTACACAATAATGGCATATGCAATAGACAGATATAACAACACACTGTTAACATCAGTAGAAGACGGTACAGTTGATCAAACAACTGATCTTAAATTCATCGGAAAAAACTACGCAGGATACGGCGAAATTCAAAACGAAAACTTTCTGTTTTTACTTGAAAACTTTAGTGGAGCAAATCAACCAGCTAGACCAATTAGTGGTCAAGTTTGGTTTGACAGCGGTACTAGCAAGTTAAAGTTTTATGATGGCACAAAATGGCGTACTACTGGCGGCGCCGAAATTGGTGCAACTCAGCCAACAGGGTTAGCCATTGGAGACTTTTGGTGGGATAGCGGTAACGACCAGTTATATGTATACAACAGCACAGCTTTTGTACTTATAGGACCACAGAACGCAGGCGAAGGTGTAACCCAAATGTCTAGCTTAGAAGTTCTTGATACTACAAGTGCAACACGCGGCATTATTGCGTCTGTTATCGAAGACGAAACAATTTTTGTAATAAGCCCGATAGCATTTGATCTAAATGCAAGCCAAACAGCATTAATTGCACAAGGATTTGACAGAATTAACAAAGGTATTACCCTAAGAAATACCAAACTAGCAACAGCTGGTGTTACAAGTACAACTGATAGATTCCATGGTACTGCTACAAATGCAGAAAAATTAGGAGGCATAGCAGCAGCAAATTTTGTACAAACAGGCGCAGGTAACACAGTTTTTACAAGTGCAGTTGAGTTTCCAGATGCTGGTGCATTAATTGGTGACTCAAATGATTTGCAAATTAAAATTGATACAAACGGCTTTGATGGTGTAATTCAAAACGTTACTAATAACGGTGTAATTAAATTAAAAGTTACAAGTGGCGCAGGCACACTTACTCATGTAGGTACAGTTGCAGCAACGGGATTATTACCGGCTGCTGATAATACATTTACATTAGGTAGTGCAAGTTTAGGATGGTCAAATGTATATGCTACAAACTTTACAGGAGAAGCATCTAAAGCTGCTACACTAAGAGTGGGTAGCGACTTCCGTAGTGCAAGCTCAAGCGCAACTAATAACACTGTTGCAGTTAGAGATGCAACAGGTAATATTGCAGCAAACTTGTTCCAAGGTACTGCAACACAAGCAAGATTTGCTGACTTAGCAGAAAAATATTCAACAGCAGAAGAATTAGCTCCTGGAACAGCCGTAGCAGTTTGTGGTCATGAAGATCACGAAGTAGAGCCAGCAAAAGCAAGTAATCATTGTATTGGAGTTGTGTCAACAGATCCAGCATATATGATGAACAGTGAAGCAAACGGTCAATACATTGGTCTAAAAGGTCGCTTACCTGTTAGGGTTAAGGGTGCAGTTAAAAAAGGTCAAGCAGTTTATGCAATGGCAGATGGAGTAAGTACTACAATAGCTACTACTGCATTAGTGGGCGTAGCATTGGAAAGTAATGCAGACGAAAGTGAAAAGCTAGTAGAATGCGTACTTAAGGTATAAAAATGGCAAATATTACAGCAGCACGAATTAATAACTTGCAATCTAGTATTGCACTAATATTAGGAACAGGATCAGGACAAACCGGATACGGTCAACTAGTGTCTAGTACTCCAGTTAATAATACCGGCGATGTAATTGAAGCTGACGATATGAATACTATATATGCAGATATTCTCAAAGCAAGAGTGCATCAAGTAGGACCCGGCGATATCGGAATTGCTCAAGTTATTCAAAACTTAAACATAGTTGCAGAAAACACCAGTAACTTTATTAATGATGCAGGGGTAACAATTATTGATCCGGACGGATTTAAGAAAGGTGTTGTAGACTTTGAAACACTTATAACGCAAGTACAAGCAGATAAAGCAGTAATGCATCCTACGCAAGCTGCATTAGAACCTGCAATATCAAGTGCTAGAAGCAGCACATGGAACGGGTTAATATATCACGAAGTAGCAGTTACTTTTAGTTCTGCAAATGCTCGAAGATTCTTTTTTAACACCGGTGGCGAAATTAGAATTAGCGCAAATAATACTAGTGCAAGTACTCCTAAGGGGCTAGACTGGGCCCAATTATGCTCACAAGTCGGTACAATTAAATTCAATTCAGAAACAACTGTTTCCACAACAGGCAGCGGAAGTTCAATTGGCAATTATGACCTAACAAGTGCATATCAAAATATCTATCAGAAAATCGGCAGCGGAACATATAGTGCAATATATGCAGGAAACATTTATACTGTTAAAGCCCGTTCAGATATTGACACACGTATTATTTTTAGAATTGAATTTAACGATATAGTGTTTGATAACAACATTGATAATAATGTCGACGGACGACTTGAAAGTGTAGTACAACACTATCGAGCTAACGGCGATGTTGTTGTTGCTGCTCCGTCGTATTTTAACAACAAAACACTGGCATAATCAAACTTTTTGTGTACAGGATATTTTTAAATAAATACTAAAACAAAAAGAGATGATACATGTCAGTAACAATATTAGCCAGCAGATATAACACACTTAGAAACAGTGTAAATCTAGTACTAGGACAATCTAGTACTGGCGCACCTACCTATGGTTACGGACAAGGTTTTAGTACAAATAGCAAAATTGGAACACGTTCAACAGTTCAACCTGTAGATGCTGATAAAGTAACAGCACAAGATTACGAAGATTTATACATTGATTTAATTAGAGCAAGATCTCACCAAGCTGGCGCTGCTGTTTCTATTAACGAATTTGTAATAGGTGATTATGAAACTAATACTGCAACTGCTGATAAAATCGAAGAAGCTTATGTTTTAGGATTAGAATCATTAGCAACTAGTTTAGCAACTGACAGATTTTTAGTAGATCCTAATAATTTACGATTAACAGCAGCGCCACTAGCAAGTAGCACTCGGTCTAGTAGTACAGGTACCTGGGGCGGTACAATTAGTCATATCTTTACAATGACTTTCGTTAACGAAGTAGAACGACGACACTTTTTCAATGCAGGCGGCGAAATTAGACTAAGTGCTAGTGTAGATTATACTGGAAGTCAAGCAAAGACAGTTGACTGGCAAACTATTTTAAATTCTATGGGAACTACTAGTTTTAAAGCTAATGAAACTGTTAATAATGCAGCAGTTGGTACAGGATCTAGTATAGGAAATTATGATCTCACATCTACATATCAATTAATATACACTAGAACCGGCGGCGCAGTATATGCACGCAATGAATATAGAGTTTATGCTGCTAATTCTGCAACTACGGACGGAACATCAAAGATACTATTTAAAGTAGAATTTATAGACGGCCGTCCAAATGATCTTACTTACGGAATTGACGAGGTTGTGTTTGGTACATTTAATAGCAATGTTCAAACAGCTACGCCTGACAGTGAAATTACAATCAACGGAACGCTGCACCCTGCGGTACTTATAGAAAATGATCCTATTGGAACAAATATAAAGGCACTAGACGGTGCCCCTGTACCGTCTTATGCAGTATCTCTAGGCGTAACGTCAGTTAACGAAGGCAGTAGTGTGCCTTTTACTGTTACTACATCTAATGTAGTTACTGGTACTACGCTATATTGGACTACACTGGTAGAGTCGGGTACAGTTAATAATAGTGATTTTATTGACGGAGTAAACAGCGGATCATTTACTATTAATAGTAACACTGCTTCAATTGTTAGAACGCTAACATCTGATGCTACAACTGAAGGCATTGAATCGTTTAGATTAAATATAAGATCAGGATCTACAAGCGGAACAATTGTAGCAACATCGAGTTTGATAACAATCAATGACACTAGTCAAACACCTGGACCACCTCCACCGCCTCCACCGCCAGTCGTCAACCCTCCACCACCTCCACCGCCTCCGCCGCCAGTCGTCAACCCTCCACCACCTCCGGCAGCCTTTGCAATATCTTTATCACCTACTAGTGTTAATTTTAATGTTCCTGTTGGAACTCCTGTAACTCAGACAGTAACAGTAACATGTTCGTCTGGAAGCGGTGTATATGACCTTCAAGAAACACAATCTTATCAAGGCTGGGATATGTATGTTGACGGTGCGTCTAATGTTGCTACAATAAGACAGTCTATATCAGCCGGTCAATCACGCACACATACTGTCAGTTTTACACCTAACTCACCAATTAGTTCTGCTACTGTTGCATTTGGGCTAGTTATTCCTGGCGGCAGTGTGCAAACAATAACATTTAGTGGTAGCGCTACTCAGAGTTATCCGGCACCTAGTCTCAGCTTTACACCGTCCACAGGTACTATTAACAGTACTCCTTATACACTTACGTGGAATGACAATTACGGACTATACTCTACATTCCAAAAAGAAGTTAGTGTTACAGGACCAGATGGTGTCAAAAGTGTCAATAATGATGCAAGCGGCTCAACAACTGAAACACTTGGAATTGTTGGAACGTGGACTGCACGATTTGAAACACCCGGCGGCACAGTTACTAGATCAGTAGAGGTGCAACCGGCTGCACCACCTCCACCTGCACCACCTCCACCACCATTGCCGTCACCGAGTATTAGTTTTAGTCCTAGCTCAGGCACTATTAATAGTACATCATATACATTATCATGGAACGACAATGGCGCAGGCGCCACTACAGTAATATTACGGGCAGCGGATGGACAACAATCTGTATTCAACGATGCAAGCAGCACAATAACAGGTACACTAGGAATTGTTGGCACATGGACGGCAACTATTACTACTAACGGCGGATCAGCCGCAGCCTCAGTTAATGTCTCGGCCCAGGCTGCACCTCCACCACCTCCACCACCTCCACCACCTCCACCACCTCCACCTCCACCGCCTCCAGCACCAAGTATTAGTTTTAGTCCCGGATCGGGTACTATTAATAGTACAACATATACAATATCATGGAACGCAAACGGAGCATCATCGGCATCTGTAACATTAACAAGTCCACAATCAACAGCAGCGCTTTCAGGAGCATTAACTGGCAGCGCATCTGGTCAATTAGGCATTGTTGGTACGTGGTCGGCAACAATTACTACCAGCAGCGGATCGGCATCAGCTTCAGTTAGTGTGTCGTCATAATACATGCCAAACATTGTAACACAATACCCTAACATAATAAACAATTTTATTTCTAACACCGAGTGTAAAACTCTATTAGATCTAGCAGTAAACAATCAAAAATTATTTGAAGCAGTTAAATGTAATATTCCAAGATGGGACAAGCGTAACATTCATATGCACACAATTGTGCAAAATTATAAAGATGAGCATGCTCTTATTTTACAAATAGCTGATAAGATTCAAAATAAAATTAGAGAACTAGAAAACAATAATAATATTTGGTTAGAACTGCCTATGTATTCTCGTTGGTTAGAAGGTGATAATTTAGATCCTCCGCATGCTGATAATATAGAACAAGATGGAAAAACACCAAATGCTTCGCCTTGGAGATCTCATGGAATTGTTCTGTATCTAAATGATAATTTTAAAGGCGGAGAATTATTTTACAAAAATCACGATATAAAACTTAAACCAACTCCGACTACTTGTGCTATACATAGAGCAGGCATTGAAGACACTCATGGAGTCTTTGAGATACAAGCCGGCACAAGACACACGATAATAACTTTTGCATGTACAGATAAGCAGCACGTTGAAAACTGTAAACAAGTGTTCTTAGATGGTTATCTAAATAAAATATAACCAGTCTCTTCTTGACAAATTCTTAAATTAAATATATAATAGTATACTATAACTGGGAGTATACTTATGGATGAACGTTTAGAAAAAGCATTAAACTTTTCTAATTATATGCTAACACTCAACAATCAAAAAAGATTGTTAGCAGAAAAATATCAAGAATCATTAATACACTTTTATAACGGATCGCAGTTTACGATTACTCGTGAATTAATTACGTTTGTAAGTGTAATGGTATCAGCAGATCAAGACGACGTTGTTATTACAGATGATAATAATATTCCTTGTTTTATTGAGGATATTAATACATTCCTTAACGAAATTATGAACACATATGCCACTGCATCTAATAAATATTATACTGAATATGCACAGTTAAAAAAGAATAGAACTGTAGAGAAACTAGTTAACTATGACTAAAGGTGTATTTTTAATTGCAAGAAATAACGGATACATTGATTATGTTAAACAAGCAGTCTTTCTTGCAAGAAGAATAAAAAAACATTTAGATGTTCCTGTGAGTGTTGCTACTGACAGTATAGATTATTTAAATTCTACATTTGGCGCTGACGACTTTGATCAACTTATCGAATTAGATTATACAGAAGAATCTAATATGCGATACTTTTTTGACGGAACACTAAGTAAAAAAACAGCTAGTTTTAAAAATGCAAATCGTGCAAGTGTTTACGATATTAGTCCTTATGATGAAACATTATTAATGGATACAGATTATATTATATCTAACAATTTATTAAAATCTGTGTTTACAGCGTCTTCAGATTTTTTAATTTATAAAAAATCAAATGATATAGCAAAAGTTCGTGATGAACAAGAGTTTGATAAAATTAGTGATACTAGTGTTGATTTTTATTGGGCTACTGTTATATTTTTTAGAAAAACAAGCGTTAACAAAATATTTTTTGATCTTGTAGCTCATATAGAAGAAGAATGGAATCATTATAGACGTGTTTACCAAATAAAATCTTCACTGTTTAGAAACGATTTTGCTTTTAGTATTGCTATTCACATAATGAATGGGTTCCAGCAAGGAAACTTTGCACAACAGTTACCTGGAAGTATGATGTATACTACCGACAAAGATATATTATGGCAATTAAAAAACAATGAGATGATGTTTTTAGTAGAAAAGAAAGATTATCTCGGAGAATACACAACTTTAAAGACAACTAATCAAAATATTCACGTAATGAATAAATTTAGCCTTGGTAGAATGATTGACAAGGAGTTTGCAGATGAGTAAAGGTATTATAGTTCTTGCGCAAAATAATAGTGTTGACAATTATGTGGATCAAGCATGTCTTTTAGCAATGAGTTTAAAAATACATAATACAGTACCAATAAGTCTAGTTACAGATGATAATATACCGGCAGAATATGTAAATTTATTTGATCAAATTATTCCTATTCCGTTTGGAGATAAGGCTAAAGATTCAGATTGGAAAATTGAAAATAGATGGAAAATCTATTATTGTAGTCCATATAAAGAAACTATTGTAATGGACACTGATATGTTAGTACTACAAAATATTGATATATGGTGGAAATTTTTATCAAATTATGAATTATTTTTTACAAGCAATGTATTAAACTATAGAGGCGACAGCGCAGATACTAGTTACTATAGAAAAACATTTATAGACAATAATTTGCCTAATTTATTTAGCGGATTACATTATTTTAAAAAGTGTGAATTTGCACAAGAATTTTATCATTGGTTAGAATTTGTAATGAATAATTGGAAAGCGTTCTATGAACAACACTTAAATGAACGTAGTTGTCCTAAGCATATGAGCATAGATGTGTGTGCTGCTATTACTACAAAAATATTAGACTGCGAAGAAAAAATTACAAATAATATTGTAAAATTTCCTAGTTTTACGCATATGAAGTCACATTGTCAAGGTTGGAGCACAGTCCAAACTAATTGGCAAGATCAAATAGGTGTATATATTTCTAAGAACGGAAGTTTAAAAATAGGAAATTATTTACAAACAGGAATATTACATTATACCGAAAAAGATTTTTTAGAAAAGTCACCCGCGATATCACGTTATAGGATGTTAAATAATGTCTAGTTTACACGATTTAATTAAAAAAATTCAAGTAGAAAAAGCAAATCATGAGTCTTATGTATATTACGATAAGGATACTGGAAAGATACATAAGATTAGTTCGTCTAAGATACCTGACGACACTTATGAAATTATAACACTTTCAAATGAAGAAGTAAAGCCAATTTTAACAGGCGAACGCCGAACAGAAGAATTTATAATAATTTATGATCTTAGTATTAAACAAATTCGATTAAAAGAAGTCGAGTTTGATGATAGTTATAATACCGCAGATGCTATGACGTATTTGCTCCCTATGAAAAAAGAACGTTCTGTAAACACTGTGATTGATGCAGTATCAATACTTACAACGCCAGTATATGTTGGAATTTACATAGATGTTTGGTATAAAGAACTATCGCATCTAGCAGG